ATCTAAAAATTTCAGTTTCTTCCACTCTATTATGATATCTTTTTTCAATTGAATAATATTTCAAATATTCATCTAACTGCGAATAAGATATATTAAATATTTGGCATATTTCCCCTAGTGATTTATTTTCTATTAAAGTGCTTAATTCTTCGGATGAAATTTTTTGATCAAATTTTCTATTAGCATCACCAATCTTTCTTTTAACATCTTCATTTTTACTGGCAGATGTATGACCATATTTTTTCAAATTGGTAGACTGTGCTTTTTTGACTATTTTAGGATTTCCCATAGGAGTCGTGCTACCGTATTTTGTTAAATTAGTCTTTTTTCTTTTTACTTTTATTTTATTATTTTTTGAAGGATTGTCTACTCCGAATTTTTCAATAAAAACGTTTTTAGTTTTTTGAATTTTATCAGGATCAGAATTCGAGCACTTTACGCTGCAATATAATCTGAATTGTTTTTCATCTCTATCCCATTTGGTACAGCTTGCCGAACACACTTTACACTTAGGAAAACCCGATAAATTATTGTCTACAATCCATAGACGCTGGAGTATAGAATAAGAGTTATCCATAAAAGAAGTATGTGTAAGCAAAAGATCATAAAATTCTTTATGATCTATATGAATACGCTTCCAATTTAGTGTTGGTCTAATTTTTTGATACAATAAAAATATATCAGTCATTTTAATTATATATTATATCTTCTTATTATAGCAACAACTTCTTCCGTTATCAACTAAACTTATAATAAATACTTTGACAGAGATTTAATATGGAAAACACTACAAACACATGCCCTATTGAAAATGAAGATCCGTTATTGGATCGAGGTGATTGTTCCGGTACAACATCAAACCAGACAGATCCTAATACTCCACCAAATCAAGCAGACTCTTCATGTACAATAACTCCAAGCGGACAATTGTGCCCTTCTAAAGATAATTGCTCTCCGTTTGATTTAACGGAGAGTCCTGAAGCATGTATTATATCTGATTATGTGGAAGAAACATTAAATATCGGTGGTGCTATTCTTAACGTGCATAAATTGCTTGGAGTACACGAACAAGGATCTCTTGAAGACGTGACTGGAACTGGCACACCATTTGCCAGCAGCAGTCATCCTAATTTTCCCGCACAAAACGCATTCGATAAATTTGTCACCGAATGGCGATCCGCAGAATTAGGATCGAATGTACTTAAATCATTTATAGGATATGATTTTGGCCCAATACGATTAAGCAATGGGCGTCAGAGATACGGAACTGAAACTTACGTAAAACGTGACATATCTACACTAAGAATTAAGCAGGGATGTAATAAAACCAATAGAGCAACCAGAGTTAGAGTGGAGCGATCAAGTGATGGAAAAACTTGGTTTGGTGCTGCTGTAATAAATCTTCAGGACTGTGATGGACTAATTACTGTAAACTTTAAAAGAACAGTACCATCTCGCTGGTGGAGGTTGCGTCCAATTTCTTTCAATGGTGGATCTGAAGATTATTGGTCAGTTCAAGCATTGCAATTTTTAGAATATGAGGCAACTCATATCAGTAATGTTCAAGATAAAATATTTTTAGAAAACAGAGATAGGGATTATAGCGAATTCTCCGTTGAAATTAAAGGCCAATATACGCCAAACGATGTTCAAACATCTGTAGGAAAATGGGGAGCAATGTTTGATTTGGATAAGTACAGTTTTGAGGTATCCTTTGCACAGGTTGTACAGCGATTGGGTAGACCTTTTGTTATTGGTGACATAGTGCAATTACCTAGTGAAACGCAGTTTACTCCAACACTAAAACCAGTATTAAAATATCTCGAAGTAACTGATGTTGCTTGGAGTGTAAACGGATTTACTCCAACATGGGTTCCAACACTACAGAGAATCATCGCCAAGCCTGTGCTAGCTTCACAGGAAACGCAGGATATTTTAGGTAAGTTGACAAGAGATTTGGATGACTCTGGACTTTCTGATATAGACGATGGTTTGGACAATAAAAAATATCAAGACATGCATGATATTGCTCAAACTATAAATGCCGATGCCAATACGGCGGTTCCGGTAAAGGGTGAGGATTATGCGAATGTAACCAAGTTCTCGGAAGAAATGTTGGAGTTTAGTGATGCCCATCCTAATATGAATTTGCGTAAATTCGACAGAAATAGATCTCTGTTCGGGGTTGACGCGATGCCACCAAATGGATTACCTTATACGGAGGGAGATGCGTTTCCTGAAAATCCAAAAGACGGTGATTGGCATAGACTAACCTATACTAACATAGGACAAGATATACCTGCCAGACTTCATAGATACTCGTCTGCCAAGCAGAGATGGATATTCTTGGAGATAGACAATAGAACTTCAAGAAATGACGATAAGCCTCTCCTGAAAGAATTTACCAAGGAAGAGACATCATCAAGAACTCCAGAAAATAACTCCGAAAGAGATACTAAACCTAACTGATTGATTAATTATACAAAGTCGTGTATACTTTTGTTTAGGAATAAGTATATCTTTAAAGGAATAGCACTTGAATTTACAGAAACAAAAGTTAATTATTGAAAATTTACTTTCGTCGAAGGACGTGTTTACGCGATGTGCAGGAATAGTTGACAGTTCTTATTTTGATCCAGAATTGCGAATGGCAGTAGCCTTTATTCTTGAATATTACGAAAACTATTCAAACATACCAACATTTAGGCAACTTAATGCAGAGTTTCCTAATTTAGAATTCGAAGCTTTACCGAGCGTAACAAAAGAAGAATATCAGTATACGTGTGATGAAATAGAAAAGTTTTGTCAAGAGTCCGCACTGTTTAATGCGTTGAAGGATTCCGTTGCTGATATTACATCTGGTGATAGATCAAAATTTGGAAAAGTTTATACTAGGGTGAAACAGGCGCTTGAAGTATCACTTCAAAAAGATTTAGGTATCGATGTATTATTTAATGTGAGACAACAGCTTTTAGATCTTAAAGAAAGTTTTCAATTTCATCCAACTTTAATAGACGCATTGGATAAGCTGCTAGGAGGTGGTTTAGTTCCTACACAATTTACTCTATTTTCAGCTAACTCTGGTGGTGGTAAATCTATTATGATGGCTAATCTTGCAGCCAATTACATGAAGCAAGGTAAAAATGTTTTAATCATTTCTCTTGAACTATCTGAAGCTATGATATTCCTGAGAATGATGTCAATTCTAACAAATACTTCTACAGAAAATTGGGAAGAGAGTATTGATTTTATAACAAATAAAGTTGCCGAAATCTCTGCAAATACTACAGGGTCTTTGATTCTTAAAAGGCTTCCCAATGGATCAAATGCAAACGATATCAGATCATATATTAAACTATACAATATTGAAAAAGGATACACTCCAGATGTATTGATTTTAGATTATTTGGATCTCTTGCATCCGATTGCAGGCGTAAAAAATATAGGCGTATTTGACCAAGATAAGATGAAATCCGAAGAAGTTGTAGATTTATTACACGAATATAACATGATTGGTGTATCGGCATCACAGCAAAATAGAGATGGAATCGACAATCCTGCTCCGACGCAGGGAGTAATCGCAGGAGGTATATCAAAAGTTAATACCGTAGACAACTATATATCGATTTATATGGACCCGGCTATGAGAATAAAGGGGGACATGGTGTTATATTTCTTAAAAACCAGATCATCCAAAGCTGTAGGCTCTTCAACAACTACATGCTTTAATTCGGACACTCTGTATATTGGAAATGAAAAAGTGCCCACTGCTGATATACACTCCTTCAGGAATAGAAAAAAGAAAAACAATGAATTGGATTTTTCTAAATTAAGAGAAATTGCAGGAGAAGAAGTACTGGTAGATGAATATTTTCAGGAAGATCAAGATCCTCCACCTTGGGAAGAAAATAATCTAAAGCAGAATTTACAAAACTTAAATAATAAAAACATGAAAGCAAAAGATGCAAATTTATTAACATTAATTGGAGTATTAAATGAAGACACCGCTTAAATTACCAGAGACTAAAACCCTTACTATAAATGGACAGACTGTAAAAGTCTCGGCTTTACCTGATGAAATTATAAATGAAATTCAAACATTAGATAAAATGCGCCAAGATTATGTTGATGTAGGCTATCAACTTGAAGTTTTAAATTTGGCTATAATGGCTAAAAGCCAACAAATTTCTAAAGAAATTTCAGAGTTGATGAATAAACAGCCTACCGCGCAAACAGATGACAGTACACAGGAATCTAAATAAATACACAGTAGGCGAGCGCATACAATATTATGTCAAATACAACAATAAAAACTGTAACTAAAACGACCACCAACTCACTTGAAGATTTTTTTAATATAGAATCTGGATCAACTGAAATAGAGAAAAAAATAGTTGAAACAACCAATTTAGTTGAAACAGAAGTCTATGATGAAAAGGACTCGGAAATTGAGAGAGATTTTCAAGAGATTGCTGATATGGCTAAGACTGGATTTGAAAATCTAATGGATATGGTTGATGTATCTGACAAGAAGACTGTAGCACGCCTATCAGAAGTTGCAAATCAATATTTAAATACCGCATTAAATGCTGTAGAATCCAAGGCTAAATTAAAATTAAACAAAGAAAAACTTAAAACAGCCAAAAATTCATCTAAAACTACAAATAACTTAATAATCACTAGAGAAGAATTGTTGAAAAAATTGATAGGTGATAACTCTAATTCTACTGCCAATGAAGATGGTAGTACGTTTGAAGAAGAAAAATAATAGGAAAATATAATGGAAACAAAAACCGTCTTAACAAGTAAGCAGTTTTTACAGTATTACATGGCTGCATATAAAGCGGGTTGGAATAGAGCCCAATTAGCAGACTACTTGGGAATATCACCCAATACGGTGTATAATAGATCGTTGATTATAAAAAAAGAAATGGGAAATAATGTACCATTGCTAAAACTCGGTCCTAACGATCCGGTTTCAGACTCTAAAATGAAAAAATTCAACGAATATTTAAAATCGGTAGAAGAAAAAGAAATTGATGTTTCGGCATTAAAATCCGACAGTAGTAAAAACTGGAAGCCGGGGATATATGTAATAACTTCCGCACAAAACTCTACTCCTGTAAATATGAAATTCTTCAATACAATAATGAAATATGTTGAAGTCAGGAAAGCGAAATTACTAGTAGTTCCATTTAGATATAAAAATCCAACTTCAGTGTTTTCGCGGCTCCAAGAAGAAGATGAGACGTGGGCAAGCGTAATTACGCCATACTTAATTGATAAGACAATTAAGTTAGCTCCAAATTTAGTCGTTGTATCAGACTTGAAGATTCAACCTACTGCCACTTCCCCGTTATCATCACTCGAAGGACTTACGGGAAATAACTCTGTTATTTTTGGTACTCCCAAAATTGAACTTAAAACTGTCGCAACATCAGATAGCTCAACAAAAATAATGACGACAACTGGTGCTATAACTGTACCAAATTACACTGATAGTAAAGCAGGTTTCAAGGGGAAGTTCCACTACAATTTGGCTGCAACAATCGTAGAGGTTGATTCGGATGGAGATTTTTTCATTAGGCACATACATGCTAAAGATGATGGATCTTTCTATGATCTCGATTGCTTATATAAACAAAATGAAGTTGTTAAAAATAACAGAATTGAAGCTTTAATTACGGGCGATACTCATGCACTGTTCATAGACCCGAGTGTAGAAAAAGCTACATATTCTGGAGTGAATTCAATATGTAAATTATTGAAGCCAAAATATAAAGTTTACCATGATGTAAATGATTTCTTTTCTAGGAATCATCACTCCATAAATGACCCGTTGATGAATTATGCTAAACATTTATCAGGATTGGGGGATGTGGAAAGGGAACTACAAGCTACAGCAGATTTGATAGATAGAAATACTACAGATGATTCCATAAATGTAATAGTTAAATCTAATCATGATGAAGCTTTGGATAGATGGTTAAAAGAAAGTGATCCTAGTAAAGATGCTGAAAACTCTAGACTATATCATTACTTGAATTATCATCTTAGAAAAAACATGAAGATTACTCCGACCGGATATTCTACCATTGATCCATTTGAATTCTGGTGTAAAAATCCAGATAAATTTAAAGGATTAAAAAATATTGAAAGAACTAAATTTTTAAAAAGAAATGAGTCTTTTTCCGTTAAAGGTATAGAACTGGCATTTCACGGAGATAAGGGACCGAACGGATCTCATGGAAGCATTAAGCAGTTTACTAAAGTAGGTCCGAAGTGTATAATCGGCCATTCACATTCACCGGGAATTTATGAATCAGTATATCAAGTCGGGACTAGCTCTAGATTAGATTTAAGTTACGTATCTGGTCCGAGTAGTTGGAGTCATACTCATGCGATAATATATCCTGACGGTTCTAGAACTTTAATTCACATCGTAAATGGAAAGTGGAAAATTTAAAAAGAGATATTAATTATGCAATATATGCCTTATTTTCTGGTATTAAAACCGGATTATTTTGCTGGTTCAATAGCCAGCTATGAATACATTTATAATACTATCGTTAATGTTTTAAATCCTATTGTCATAGATGATTCGGAAGTTTTTAATAGTGGCGGAATCTATGTAGTTATAAAAATGAGCGATATTCCGCTAATTCATAATGATTTGCAGTTTTTATTTTCAAATTATTTTATATATTTAAAATCTGAAGATGATATATTAGAATATTTTAAAAATGGAACAGTTCAACCAAATTTAATATGAATAAATATATCCCATAAAGATTGTTATTTTATGGGAAAACGGCGCTACGGACTTAAACCTCAAAATTTAGAACTTGAGTATTCTGCAAAACAAGTGCAAGAATTAATGCGCTGTGCGCAAGACCCAATTTATTTTATTAAAAATTATGTATACATTAAGCATCCCGTAAGAGGGAAAATATTATTTAACATGTATCCATATCAAGAAGATGTTGTTAATATGTATCTTAACAACAGATTCTGCATTTTGTTATCTGCCCGCCAAACAGGTAAATCCGAAACAAGTTGCGCATTTTTATTATGGGAAGCAATTTTTCATAGAGAAAAAACCATTCTTATAGCATCAAATAAATCAGCTAATGCTATGGAGCTTATTTCAAAGATAAAATTTGCTTATGAAGAACTCCCAGACTGGCTAAAGCCCGGAGTATCAGAGGATACTTGGAACAAGCAAACCATAGAATTTGAAAACAAATCAAAGATAGTTGCAACTACGACTTCAAAAGATTCTGGTAGAGGCTTAGCTATTTCAAGAATATACTGCGACGAATTTGCATTCGTACAATCACATGTTCAGGAAGAGTTCTGGGACTCTATATTACCTACTATTTCTACTGGCGGATCTATGATTATATCATCCACTCCAAATGGTGATATAAACAAATTCGCACAGTTATGGAAAGGGGCAACTTTAGGGACCAATGAATTCAAAGATGCCAAAATGCATATTCCATGGGATGCTCCTCCGGGAAGAGACGATGCTTTCAGGAAAAAAATGGAAGGACTTCTTGGAACTAGAAAATGGAAACAGGAATATGAATGTGCATTCCTGACGGAAGAAGCTACATTAATAGATGATCTAGTTTTAAAAAATATCGAAACCAACTTGGAGCAAAACCCACCAGAGGAAATTTCTCTTTTGGGATTTAAGTTACTCAAAAAACTAAATCGTGGATCAAAGTATGTTGTAGGTTTAGATCCATCGGAGGGAACTGGAAATGACAATGCGGCGATAGAGGTATGGGAATTTCCCTCCATGGAACAAGTATTTGAATATACGAATAACACCATGTCACCCCAAGTAATATATACACAGTTAAAAAATGTGCTGAATTTATTTCAGAAAGTTTCAGATGAAGTATATTTTTCTATAGAATCCAATAGCGTAGGATTGGCAGTTATAGCATTATATGAAACTGACGAAAATCCACCGGAAGCATATTTTGTGTCTGAGTCGGGTAAAAATAAATTAGGGTTTAAAACTACGGCTCCAGCTAAGCTCAGAGCATGTACAAAACTTAAAGAATTAGTTGAATCATATACTTGGAAAATAAATTCACTTAATCTTATTTTAGAGTTTAAAAATTTTATTAGAAAAGATGGAGCATATGCTGCACAAACCGGCGCGACTGACGATAGAATAAGCGCGGCATTAGTTATCATTCGTGCAATAACCGAATTATCAGAATCGAACCCAGATTTTTTTAACATTGTTTATAATCATCAAGATTATGCAGAAGAAAGAGATCGTGTTGCAAATGAATCTTTAGAAAATGTAGATGATGAGATTTACATGTATATTGCTGTAGGTTGACATAAATAAGCATATGAGTGAACATTTTATTGCAGTAGAATTAAATGAAGCAAGTTTTAATACTCTTCAGCGAGGAGGCCAAAACGGCGTTCCCGGAACCGCTGATAGAAAATCCAATTCGGACAGAGTTCAAATATATAATTTAACTTATATTCCGGCTCCAGCAGACTCTTCATTAACAATAAAAGCTAAAGCTAAAACGAAAAATGCATCAGTGTATGATGTAGTTGTAAAATTTGATTCTAATGTAAATTACGTTGAAAAGGACAATGCGCCTAATGTGAGCTTCATTGCAGTTGATGGCAAAGACTATTTCATCAGAGCACCATTTGCTCATAAAACAAATATAAAAGTTAAATGCAATTGTTTAGACTTTTATTATAGATTTTCTGTGTGGAATGATCAAAAGAATGCCCTAGTAGAACCCGGCCCAGAACCATACAGAAAAAAGACAGACCGACCTCCAGTTAATCCTAACAAGGTCGCAGGAGTGTGCAAGCACTTGATGAAATTTATCGAGGTTTTAAAGGTAGAGGGAGTCATAAACCCTTAATCATATTGACAGTTTTAATAAATTGTGCTAATCTAATAAAACAATGATAAATACTATTACTTGATATGCATGGTGTATATCAAGGGAACGCTATAAAGATCATTTTTAGAAAACAGGAGAAAGAAAATGTCAGCAGCAGATAGAATAAACAGTTTAAAAGACTTATTTAAGAACGAAAAGAAAAAGAAAGAAAACGGTGGCTTTAGTAAGAACAGAGAGATTTATCCATTCTGGACTATGCAAGATGAGCAGAAAGCAGTTGTCCGCTTTCTACCCGATGCAAACAAAGAAAACCCATTCCTTTTTTACATTGAAAAGTTAGATCATACACTTCCAATCAACGGAAAAAACACAAAAATTCCTTGCTTAACACAATACGGTGAAGATTGCCCGATTTGCGAACTTTCGCGCAAATATTACAAGCAAGAAGGTAAAGAATCAAAGAACGGAAAATTCTACTATAGAGATAAGACATCTGTTGCTAGAGTTCTAGTGCTACAAGATCCACTTCCCGCAGACGAAGAAACTGGAGAAACTTTTAAAGGTAAAGTTTGTATAACTCAGTTGGGATATCAGATTATGCAGAAGATAAAGGCTGATATCGTAAATGTTCCAGATGATGAAGACTTTGATTTCTTATCGTATGATAATGGATATAATTTTACGATTTATAAGACTGCCTCCGGTAAGTATGGAAAATATGATGTTGCATCAACATTTGATCGTAGACCATCCACAATTCCAGCAGAATATCGTGAAGCATGTGAAGATTTAGTTGACTTATCTACACTTCTGCCAGCCAATCCGGGATATGATAAAGTTCATGCGATGCTTTCTTGTCACATCAACGGCGAAGACTATGTTGAAGATGGTAAGCCTGCAGAAGAATTCAATGCATCTAAATCATCGAACACGGAAACGAGAGCTTCAGCTTCTTCACGGGATCACGCTGATGAAAATGAAAAAGACGATTCAACTGATGGATCTGAAGATAACAGCACGGAAGATTTACTAGCAGCTATCCGCAGACGAGTTCAGAGTAAGTAATCAGTTTTTAACCCAAAGCGGGTAGACATCTACCCGCTTTATTTTTAATTCACAGAGGAATTTATGGATTTTTTAAAGGATTTTGAAAAAGCTACCAAAAAAATGGACGGAGTTTCCAGTTCATCACAACCACCAGCATATTGGATTTCTACTGGTTCATATATTATGAATAAAGTAATGAGCGGAAAGTATACTAGGGGAATTCCGCAAGGAAGATTAGCAATGCTAGCAGGACCATCTGGAGCAGGTAAGTCTTTCAGTGTAGGAAATATTATGCGTTCTGCGCAAGAGCAGGATATGGGAATTTTAGTTTTAGATTCAGAAAATGCACTAGATGACGATTTCGTGAGAGGTGTAGGAGTTAATCCGGATGACCCGTACTATGTGTATAAGGGCGTGCAAACGATATCACACTGTACACAGATTATTTCTTCCTTTCTTTCTTCGTACAGAAAATCTGCGGAAACTAAGAAGTTTCTGATTATAATAGATTCTCTTGATGCACTGATGACAGATAGTGGGGTTAAAGCATATAATGAGGGCGAAACCAAAGGCGACCAAGGCCAGCATGCAAAACAATCCAAGGCCATGCTAGTGCCATTCATGCATGACATTAAAGACCTTAATGTAAGCATTTTGGCAACGAAACAAGTTTATCAAGAACAAGACGCTATGCTGCAGAAAAATCCAGCGACTGCATGGAAGTTAACGGAATCAATTAGATATCCATTCAGCCAGATTTGCTTAGTTACTAAGCTAATGCTAAAAGATGATGCAACTAAACTATATGAGGGAATTCGCTTAAAAGTGTTCGGTTTTAAGACGCGATTTACTAAACCTTTCCAGCAAGCTATGATTGAAGTCCCATATGATAGTGGAATGAATCCTTATACGGGTATTTTGGAAGCAGCCGTATCAAAAGGTATTGTAAGCAAAAATGCTGCATGGTATACGTATAAAGATAGCAAGTTTCAAGTTTCTAAATTTTCAGAATATCAGGAACAAATTTTTAATGATTTAGTTGAAATGGAGAATTCTGATAGCTCTCAGGTTATAGACGTAGCTCTTGGGGATGATATGATAGAAATTATGGATAGTTAATTATATAATGAATATGGATATTCAAACAAGAAACGGATATATATTAGAAAGTGGCAGGATTAATTCATTGGAAAATATAAAAGAATTATTAGAGCAGCGAGAAATATTTAATCAAAAAATAACTTCGGCTGTAATAGGAGTATTTTCCGATGCTTTAGAAAAAGCATGCCAGATGCATTTTAATATTATAAACCCTATTAGTTTTTATAATGTAGATTTTCATCCGCTCAATAGATCTATGGTGTTCGTAACTGGTAAGGTGGTTTTAAATATTGGAGATAAGATAGCAACCTCTGATGAAGAAGAGGTTATTATCAATGAACAAAACATTAGTATGTTTTCTAAGGAAATAAAAATAGTATCTACAATAAAATTGTTGCAGGATGGATCTATAACTAAAATCGCACAATTTCTTAAAGACATGGAGCTTCTTTTAACTAGGTTAACGGAGTCTGAAGTTATTCGAGTAATAAACAAGCCAAATTTTGATGGAATCGATTCATTACTCAATGATCAGGAATATTCTGATATATTAGTTAAATTGACAAATCCTCCTTCTGCAGCAATATTTGATTTTGATGCTTCGGTATTATCCGAA